TAGTCTTCTAAGTTATAACCTAATGCGTAATAAGCATATTCTTTATATGTTACATATTGCACTGGTATAGATCCACCTGCATCAGGCATGATGCATAGAGCTATCCCAATAGCTACTAGCACCCCGCAAGCAACGCCCTTAAGGGGCTTGCGGTGAGCCTTTGAGAGGCTCTGCGCCGTTAGCGTACCATCGATGTCAAGTTCATTTGCATAAGTGCTGGTCAGAGCGGTGTGTCGCTTCATTGAGACCTCCTTTTAATACCCTGTGGATAACTTCTGTGGATAACTATTTATCGGTTGAGTAGAACCCTTTGCCCTTGAATACTGCCGGTATCGCAGCTATAACTTTAATCATTGGCTCATTACAGTAAGTGCATGGGATCATTGGTCTATCGTGCCATCCATGGAAGATTTCTTGACTGAGATTGCATCGTGTGCATTTGTAGTCGTAGGCTGGCAAGTTAAGCACCTCTGTATCATGTAAGACCCACAGCCTGTGCAGCGGTCAATGTCTGCCTCTGTGGGTTCGCTAGTAAGATGACCGTATTTAAGTTGGAGTAGTGGCAATAGATCAGCTAGTCGGATAATGCAGGCATACTCACTTGCATCTTCTCCTTGTCCGTTTAGCCGTATGACTCCGAAACCCAATTCCCCAGAAGAAGATGTCCGAGCCTTTAATTGTTTCAAGTACGCAAGAGGTTGAAAGCCTGCCCTGGCTTTTACTTCAACATCAAACGGCACGTTCACAATATCCTTGCCACTACCCCGTCCGACAGTAGCACCTGACCACACAGTCGATAGGTACTGTGCAACCACGCGCTCTGTGCGGAAACCTCTGTGCTTCCTTGCTTGACTAGCCATTACAGATCGTCATAACAGATTCCACATAGCCACCAAGAGCCAACCGATTGCACTTCTGCCTCCGGTGTTTTTTCTTCGCATCGTGAACATTGCACCATGTCTACATCATCTAACTCTAGATTTATAGGCATCTGCTTTAGCAGCTCTATTCTATCCATTGAGAGATCCTGCCAAATAACCTAGCCATAATGAGCAGACTATTAGCACAATGATTGCGGCTGTTATCAGATTATCCATTGACGGCTTTGCACTTTCTGCACTGCCATGCCCCTACTATTGGCTGATCATCCTTGAACTTAATCTCAGCAACAATGTCATGAGCTTCTGTCGGCTCATTGCAGAGTTGGCAGTTAATTGTGTCAAACAACGGCACGTCTTCCAAGTTAGTCCACTCGCCAGTTGTCTCATTATAAAACTCTAAGTGACCCATTATGCCCACGCCTTCTGAGGGACAAACTTACCCTCGCTGCTTAGTGTGTACCACTGTGTAGGGCACTTAGGCTCGCCCCCTTGATTATTTACTATAGGACAGAAGTAACCGCCCCAAGCCTTGTTATTCTTGGTGCCTTCTCGCCATGTCATGTGTCCATGCTTGCAAGATGGTGTTTCTTGTGCTTCACCAGTCCCAATAATAGCTGCAACATTCTCCATGGCCTTCTCCAGGGTAACTGGAGCATCTACCACCTTCATGTATTCATTGACTGGAGTAGTCCAATAGTCTTGCTGATCTGGTACAAGATCCTGTACCGGTGGCTTTGATACTTTTGTAGCAACGACCTTCTTCATTTCTTCTTGGCTTGGTCGCTTCCCTTTAGCAGCATAACCTGCATTAGCAAGAGCTCTGCCGATCGCCGAAGTCTCGCAATTCTCCAGTGCTGAAGTGCTATTAACGCCTCGATCAGTAACCTTCTCTTCCGCGTACCCTGTTGTCCATGCAACAGTATCGGCAGTAACTTTGTAAAGATATGCTTTAACAACGTATCTATCTTTGTCGCAAACTTCCAACTCAGTTGCAAGCCTAAAATCTGGATAATCCTTAATAAACTTCTCAAGGCGAACCTCCACTGTCTCGTAATCGGCTAAATTAAACATATAGATCATTCTCCTCTGTAGCTAGTTGTCCACCAAGTGCGGCATAGGATGCCATGTCGATCCATGTGTCGATTTGCTGTGCAGATTGATTAGTCCTGGCAAGTTTAACCAAGACCATGATCCCTGCCACCTGATAGTCGTGTATTGGTGTTTGTAGGTATGCACTGAGGAGCATTGCTGTGTGCTGCAAGTTATCCGCAGGATGACCATATGTGAGGCCACGCTGAGAGATCGTGTCGGTTGCTGTGAGTAGGATTTCATTGGCTTTCATTCTTCCCAGAACTCCTGACGGCTAACTGAGCGGCCTCTGTGCCAGCCCTCTCGCAGTCCTCGCTCATGGCCTGTCCGGTAAGCATCTATTGCTATTAGTGTCATTGAGAAAATTAACCCTATAAAACAGATCAGCAGTGCCTTTTCTTGTATGGTCATTACTTCACCAACCTTGGCTTTGGGTAGTGGCCATTCATCTCATAAAATTCTTCTAATGTGACTGCGCTCTTATATTCATTGCAGTCTAAGCAGACCTTTGTGTAGCCAGTGCCCTTGACTGGCTTACGATATTAGTGTGACACACCGACACGACATAATCGTGCATATTTGCATAACGATTTGATAACGCTTCAGGCGTATAACTTCCCGTAAAGGGTAAAGGATCCATCCTTGTTTATAGGCACCAGCATAGGGCTAACATGATTTCCATGGGTTTCTATGACTGCCACAGACATCTGCCAATTAGCACTGCCAGCCTTCAAATAAGAGGCTTTCTTCTTGTCCATGACATTTCCTGCCTCTAAGCCCCACAAAGTCCTGTATGAGGCTCCTATGCCCTCTGTGAAGGCACTGATGCCTGCCCTGTGGGTATGTCCACAGACTACAGACTTGCCAAACTTCTTAGCCAAACCAAGAGCTGTGAGTCCAGCATTAGAGTTCATAGATCCTTCATCGCCATGGACTAGCACCCAGCCTTTGTGGAATTCAAAGGGCTTTTTGTGGAATCGGATGCCGAGTCCGGCGAAGTCCATAAACTTGGAGTATTCAAGCTCTGGCAACCCAATGAGGCTAGGTGCTCGTAATAACGTATGGTAGAGCCTGTCTGTGTGATTGCTGCGAGTGACATCTGTTGTGCCGAGGTCATAGAGAATATTCTGAGCAAGGCTTCTGTCAGCATCTAAGGTACCCTCCCACTCCAATTTAGTGCCCTGCGCCCACTTGCTTTGTGACTGCATGTCCAGTTCATCACCGGTATTTAATACCAGGTCAAACTTCTCTCGATGGACTAGCTTGATTAGATTCTTAACGGCCTGCTCATGGTGATAGGGGATCTGTAGATCCGAGATCACTAGATAGCGTTTTTTAATCATCGTCCTCATCTTCATAATCGCCGAACCGTTCTGGATCGACTGGATCTGGCAAGATCCAACCAGGGTACGACTGAGGCTCAGTGATCATGAACATGGCTATATCTTCTTTAAAGCCTGCTCTTTTAAGGCTGCAAAAGTATTCATAAAGCCCAATGCAATAAGCATCTAACTTAGAGTAACCCTGCTCCTCTAGTGCCTTTGTCGCTTTTCTTGCCATGGCTAAATTATCTGTCTAGAAGTAGGTTATAAATCTCATCAACACGCCCATTTAGTCTTTTAATTTCAGACAACAGGTGTGTTATGACAAAGCCGGATAGACCACCTAGCGTAGCTAGTGTGGCAAGGTAAAGGGTAAAGAAATCGGTTTGTGTCACTTTTTCTCTACCGTATCAATAGCAGCTTCAAGGGAATCAACCACGATGTCTGCTACAGACTTCTTAGCGCGGTAGGACTTAATTGCTTGGCGTAGCACAGGGATAGCAATTACTCCTGCAATACCGGCAATGATCATTGAGAGGTTATTCATTAGATGCTCCTAACATAGGTACTTGAAAAAAAGCCCCATCATTATCAGCTTCTTTTTTAAAGCTAACATGCATGTGCTTAGTGTGTTTGTTAGCCCCTGTGTATTTGCGCCATTTCCAGTTAAGGATGCTGGAGCAAATAAGTCCATCGAAGATGATGTAACTAATACGCTTGTCTGCTTTTGACTTTGATAAGGTGCGAAGCTGATTTGCAAGATCGCCCATAATGTCTGGTTTCGATCCTTTATGTAAGTCACGGTCGATATCGAGGGCACGTACCCAGCCTTGCTCATCTGGATT